CTCTTGGCCCGAATCGAACGGGATGAAAAACTCTGTGTGGTAGAGATAACCGGTCCTTCCGGTTTTATGAAACTCCACAGACCAAGACCTGTGAAGCTCCACGAGCCTTCCCCCTCTTTTAAAATTTTGATGGGAAGTGGTCAAGGCCACTTTCAACCATCCGTCACCATGTCAAACACACAACGAGTCATTCGTTTTCATTTCCCCCCCCCCACCTAGGTAGAATATTACTACCAAGAATTGCATTCTTGCGTGCACATCACACAAACTGAATTCCCTGAATAAGGGAAACTCAGCCGCTTTCTGCACTACATTGTCAACATGGCACGACTGGCATAGCCCGCAATGCCGCTGAGTAAGCGGTCCGCACCCTGCCGTGCAACACGTTGCACGGTGGGAGAGCTAACTGCCCATTCACCAAAGCGGTACATGTACTTGAGCACATTGTTAGTGGTGTTGGAAGACACATTGGCTACCTGATCAGCGTTATTGACCATCATACCAATAGCCTGCTTAGGCTTCCACTCCACCACCACCACGCATCGCACCCGCAGGCCCACCCCAGCGGTCAGGCCCGCAGCAGTCCAGAAGAGCGCAGGCATGTCCTGCATGCCACCCTCTGGTGCACTGCCCCACCCTGGACCCAACCAGCTCTCACTCTGTTGATTGGGCACCATGCGGATCTCAAGCACTCCATCAGGGGTGCGCTCCACATGGCTAGACAAGGCACGCAAGTAACTTGGTGCTGTCAGGGTGGACGTGAACTGTCCCAGTGTCGATTGCCCAAGGCCAATGATACCACCCCTATTCAGCTCTGTGCCAGGCCATGAGACCTGAATGCAAGCTGAGATGGCTCGGTATGCAGAGGCATTGGCAAGAAGGAATGCCTGGCCAGGCTGCTGGCCGGCCAGGTTGTTTCCCAACTGTGCCGTCACCCCATCACTTGTGAGGGGTGTGGCAGCAGGAGCGAAACCAAGGGAATTGAAAGTATTGCTATTTACAATAAAGTTGGGCGCAAAATACCCCATGCTGCATGTTTCCGTAGCTCCAGTATTGGCAATGAAGTCATACTCGAAGCGGGTGATCAATGAGCCTCCAGATCCGGCAAAGGTGCTGTGCACCAGGGGACCATTGCAAGGATCCTTCAGCAGTTGAGCGTACTCAACCGCCTGACGGTCCAACTGCAATCCCCTGAGTACAGTCAACTTGCGAGGTACTGGGCGGCTCTTGGCAGCACTCTTCTTCCTAGCAGTCTTGCTGTTCTTGGCTCGTTTTGTCATGGTAAAATCGGAAAGCTGCGTTTTCAAATAACAAGTCAGGGTTGAGTTTGATAAACGTGTCTCTCATCACGTAGGCACTTAACCCAGTGCCTGCGGGGCTCCTCCCTTTTACTCAGGGCATTTTGGGTGGTGCAGTA